AGCTTCTTCCTCTTCTGCTTCACTAGCTTCTTCCTCTTCTGCTTCACTAGCTTCTTCCTCTTCTGCTTCACTAGCTTCTTCCTCTTCTGCTTCACTAGCTTCTTCTTCCTCTTCTGCTTCACTAGCTTCTTCTTCCTCTTCTACTTCACTAGCTTCTTCTTCCTCTTCTGCTTCGCTAGCCTCTTCTTCTTCTGCTTCTGCTCCATAATGGTTATTATGTCCAAACGATGTTCCGGCATAAATCTCTTTTTCAGATACAATATTATTTTCTGGTTTGTCCTCTTCAAAAATTTCTAATTTAATTTCATTTTTACTTTCTCCCTCGTTTTCTCTTTCTCTTTCTGATAATTTTTTCTGTAAAATCTCATTTTCTTTTTTTAAATTTTGGAATTCAGGCAATTGGTATAATATATGTTCAATCATTTTCATATTTTTATCATTACGTTGCATTTTTTCAATAAGAGGGTATAAACGGATTTCAATTAATTTACTAACATCAGAATTTATATTTTCAACTATTGTTGAATAAATACATTGTGTACTATTATAAACGTCAGTATCGGAATGAATATTATTCATTTGTATTTTCCTATTTATTAATAAATATAAAGTTCGTTTAATATGATTTAGAAAATACTTTATTTTATTTATATTATAAAATGGACGACGATGAACAAATTAATATGATAATGCGCCAAACAGATTACACCAAAGAAATTTCTGAACAAAAATTAAAGGAACATAATAATGATATTATGTCCGTAATGCGTGAATATATGGGGCCATCTAAAATTGGCAGTAAACCAGCATCATCTAAGTTTTCAGTAAACCAACAAATATTCAAAGAAATTAGGGGAATGATGGATGACGCATCTAAAACATATCAAAATAAAAAAGAGAATGAAGAAAAAATAAAAATGGAAATGGAAATGAAAATGAAACATGAATATAATAAGAGAAAAAGTGAAATACTAGAAAAACAAAATGCTGAATCTAATAAGGATGAAAATACTAATACTACCGAAAATTAAATTATCAATATTATAAGATATACATTATAAGATATATATTTTATAATCATATAATATGGAATATATAGAAAATGATAATGTCGTTTTTATATTCGAAACATTATTACGTGATAATATGTTTATGAAATGTATTGACGATTATATAATAAAGACGATTTCATTAACCAAAAATTTCAATTCGATTAATGTACCACAACTTTTATTGATTATTTCATCTCTGTTACAACGTAATAAAAAATATATTGATGTTGAAAAAAAAATAAAAAATGATGGGGAGTTACAAGAATTATTAGAAAAATTTTATGATTATGTTATATTAAAAATAAAAGAATCCCTTACTGAATATAAATGCAATAAATATATTTTTAATAAAAATGACTTTAAAAAAACATATGATATATGCTGTCGGCTTGTTATATTGAAATTTAAATTTTCAAAGAAAGACGGATTTTTATGTATTGGGAAAAAATAATTATAATATTAATTTCAATATCGGTTTAATATTATTTATTTTCTAGTGAAACGCACTCTACGTTTTGTTTTTTTGCGTGGGTTTTTATTACGGCGTGTTTTAGATCCACCTTTTGTTAATTTTATACCATGTTCCTTTGCATATTTTTCTCTAAGTTTATCATTATTTAGTTCAATCATAAGTACCTGTCTTCTATTTAAATTTTGTAATTCTGGACTATTTTGTTCATATTCTTTATTATTTTCTATATCGTATAAATAATTGGCATCATTTAGAGCACCACTTGACAAAAATGTAAATCCAATTGGATTTGTTTTTGGATTGTATATCATTTGTGTATTTAATTTCAATGCATCTTTTGGAGACGGAGTTCTAGGTTTTGGTCTGTAAGTTAAGTTTTTGACTGGTGGTGGTGGTGGTGGTGGTGTAGGTATTTTATGTCCAGACTTAGAACTAGACTTTGTTTTTGTTCGTCCTGGGTCAGACGCAGTTCTTTTTTTGGTACCTTTACTAATTTTCCTCGAAGGAACAGAAATAGATCTTAATATTCCTTTACTTGACATATATATAATATTAGGATTTTAAATTAAATGTATCTGATAAAATATCAGTTTTAGTTTGTTTTGTTTTTCGACGCAGTTTAAACTTATTTGAAGTAGATATTGTTGCTCCGTTAAACATATAATCATCATTGTCTTCATGTAATTCAGGTAAAACGCGCGAAAGAGGTTTATCTACAATAAGTAAGAGTCGTTCATTTTTTAATAATTTTCGATACTCTTGAATGGAGAGATTTCCATAATATTTATTTAATGTATAATAAGGATTAGGTGCAGGTTTAATATTTTTATCGTAATTATATATTTTACAATAAATATGGTTTAATAAATGATATCTCTCAAAGCGTGTGGATGTATCGACAGATTCTTCAAAAAGATATGCCGTTGCACATTCGGGGCTACAAAAACAACCATAACATTGATATATTTTATTTAATTCATACTTGGGTATTAATATTGTAGGATTATCAAAATCATATGTACACCAAAAACACGCAGATTTTTTATCAGAAATACTATTAGTATGTAATTGATAAGTTAATTCCTTTAATTTATTCCATAGTTGTTTTTGTTCATCATTATCATTTGATAATGTTGTTTTTTGAACATCATTTACAGATATTATTGTAGTTGATATAGGTTGCGGTATGTTATCACTTTTATTTAAATCTTTTGCTCCATAATCAATAATACTAAAACCTAGATCATTTGATTTTGTATTATCAAATTGAAATGTTTCTACCGGGGGTACATTTGGTTCATATGTTAGCGAACTAGAAAATGCATTTTGCGCTATATCGGTTTCACCGCATTTAAGATGCATTATAATATTTGGTTCAAGTATTTTTTTATCATTTGATAAAACATTATTTGGAACAATCTTACCACCCTTTGGCTTACGTCCGCGTTTTTTTGGAATTTTTACATTAGATACTGCTTCAATATTGGATTCAACAATTATGTTTGATGTTTCTGCTTCTACGTGCGCTTGTGCCTGCTGCGCTTGTGCCTGCTGCGCTTGTGCCTGCTGCGCTTGTGCCTGCTGCGCTTGTGCTTCTGCCAAAATAGCCTTTTTGGTTTTTTTGCGCGTAATCTTTGGTTTTGGTGTGGGAGTGGGAGAATGATTTAAATTTTCTTCGGACATATATTTTACCTTTATTACGTAAAATAATTTAAATCATTTTATTAAATACTTAAGAAAAAAATGATTCAATAATGATGTTTTAATGATTATGAATGATTATGAATGATTATGAATGATTATGAATGATTACGCGTTAATACATTATAACAATTTCTACATACTGGTATATAAGAATCTGCGCCTATTATTTCTATATCACGCTCATTGCTTAATCGATGACTAAATAGTGCCGGTTTTTTTTTACAATTACTACAAAATGAATGCAACATAACTACATTATCGCAAATAACTTCCAAGTCTAACCAATTTCCAAATTTATTCCTAGAAAAATCACTATTCAATCCACAAATATAAACATTTTTATTATATTTTTCAACAGCAATTGTAACCCATTCAACGATATCCGGAAAAAACTGCCCTTCATTAATCAGTATAGCCTTTGCTTCTAAAAATTCTTTATAATGTGAACTTTCTATCATATCCTCAAAATTCAAAATATCAGATAAAAGCAATGTCTTTACACAAGGAATCATGACCCTATCGTGAGAAGAAAGTAAATTATCCGAATAACGATTGTCTTTTTCATAATTAATCACCATTGTGTTTATACCACAAAAAGAATATTTTTTATGTATATCTAATAGCCTAGTCGTCTTACCTGAAAACATTGGACCTTTTATAATTTCTAGATATCCACTATCATTGTAAATATCAGTAATGGCCGTCATTAGATATAATAAATATAAATATTTATATTAATATTTATATTTATATAAATACAATTTCAATTTATTATTTAATCAATGACTTCAGTTAGTATACCTTGGGTTGAAAAATATCGACCAACAGATTTAAATGATATTGTGTTAGACCCTCATAATAAAACGATTATATCTAATATAATCGGTACTAATTACTTTCCAAATATTCTTTTATATGGTCCGCCCGGGACAGGAAAAACAACAACGATTATAAATATGATTAATACATTCCAAGAAAAAAACGATCAATTAAATAAAGGACTTATGATTCATTTAAATGCGTCAGATGAAAGAGGTATTGATATTATTCGTAATCAAATTCATCAATTCGTAAATTCAAATTCACTCTTTCATAATGGAATTAAATTTGTTATTCTTGATGAAGTTGATTATATGACAAAAAACGCTCAACAAGCTCTTAAATATTTATTGCAAGGATTTACTGATAATGTAAGATTTTGTTTAATATGTAATTATATTAGTCGCATTGACGAATCATTACAAAATGAATTTATGCGAATTCGTTTCAATCAATTGCCTGAAACAGATATTATACATTTTTTATCTACAATTAGCATTAAAGAAAATTTAAATATTAGTGATAAAAAACTTAAATCAATACAACGTCTTTTTAAATCCGATATTCGAAGTATGATTAATTATATACAATCAAATCAAAATACTATAAATACCAATGCTGTTATTGATATTACTACATGGGAAAATTTAACTAAAGTAATTAAAAATAAGGATGATTTAAAAAAATCAATATTATTATTTCACGACATAAGTAATGAATATAATATTGATATAAAAAATGTAATAAAAGATTATTTGAATTATATCATTAATAATAACCCAGAATATGTATCTTTTTCTTTTTTAAAATTTACAGAATTTGTCATACATTTGATTAATCCAAATAGTGAACAAATTGTTAATTATATTGTTTTAAAGTTAAATCATTTTTTCAATGTATAAAAATCATTTTTTTGTTTATATTTTTAAACCAGAAGATTCAACATTTCTTATTGGACTATCTCCTATTCTTTTATTCAACCGCATTTTCCATAAACTCGGAGGAGAATTTTGTGTAGGATCAAATGAACTATTATTCAGATTATATTGTTTAATTATTATTGGAATAGGAAGTGTAACATGTTTTATGTCTGTGTTTGTTTTCGGGATGTCTTCATACATTATTATTTATATGTATTAAAGAAAATAATTGAAATAGAATCACTTAAAGAAACTATATACAATATACTAATAGTATGAGTACAATTGATTATATTGATGACAATGGCATCGACATGGATGGCATCGACATGGATGGCGTCGACATGGATGAAAATGGCAACGATATTGACTTAGCGTGGTCTAACTTTTGTGAAAATGATAATGTTAATAAATATACCAAAAAATCAATAAAGGATGATAAGGATGAAATTGTCAGCGAACAATGTAATACATCTAAATGTTCTCCTTTGAATATTTCAACCAAAACAAAAATTTCTTATCTAAGTACACCAATTGATTTAAAACATGTATTTTGGAATATCCCCCTTGTAAAATATTACGACCCTCGTATAGGAATCATAAAAAAACAAATAAAGTTCAATTCAACTTCACCAGAAGAAGTAAATGACATTGTAGAGAGAAAAAAACATTATGATTACGTTGATGATCATATTATTAGCCAGGTTAATAATGACAATGGTCGTAATAAATTTAAGGATATTCGTAAAATTAGCATTGGTATATCACGCAAAGACATCATTAGTTATCGTTGCAAGAAAAAGAGTGCTTTTTATAATTGTTTTGTTGTTATCATGCGATTACTCCATAATGATGCTTACAAAGAAATACATGTAAAGGTTTTTAATACAGGTAAATTAGAAATTCCTGGAATTCAAGATTCTACTATTTTAAATAAAGTTTTAAATTTATTGGTGGATATTTTAACACCAATTGTCAAGGTTGAACCAAATGAACCATTAAGATATTTAAATGAAAAAAGTGAAACAGTTATGATTAATTCTAATTTCAGTTGCGGGTATTATATAAATCGTGAAAAAATGTTTAAAATGCTTAAGTATACCCATCAAATAAATAGTAATTTTGATCCTTGTTCTTATCCTGGAATTCAATGTGAATTTTATTATAATACATTAATTAAAGAACAAACTGGTATTCAGCCATCAACTATGCGAAATAATAAAAAAACATTAAAAGATGCGAAGAATGTAGAAAATATTGTTAAAGTATCTTTTATGATATTTCGCACAGGTAGTGTTTTGATTGTTGGTAAATGTTCAGAAGAAATATTATATGAAATTTATGAATTTTTGTGTAATATTTTCAAAACAGAATATAACACAATTAGAGGAGAAAACCTACCATTGAATATTAAAAAAAATACAAATGATGTAAGTAAAGATAAAGTAAGAAAAATTCGTAAAAAGATTATATTTGTTTCGAGTAATTAATGAATGAATGAATGAAT